GGAAGCCGAACAGTTGAAAACGTATGCAGAAGAATGGGGATAGATAGGCTATCGGTGGATGTTAGGGATTACAAAAAATGCGATTGATGCTTTGTCTATTGGTCTTGCTGTTGGCGGGGTTGGTTGGTTGCGTAAAAACCTACAGCGCAAAAATGCCGATGCGAGTCTATACAGAAGACCACCGCATAACGGGAGTAAATGCAGTAAGGGATATTGATTTAGGTTGGCTGATAACAAATAGGGAATGGTCGATAATGTTGATAAGGGAGGATCAAAAAGAATGGGACAAACAATAAGGGAATTGAAACTAAAGGACTTCAAAAGCAAGTGGCAAAGTCTTGAACCCGAAAAGCGGGAAAAGATTAGGGAACTACTCGAAACGTTTGCTAAGTGGTATGCAGAAAACAGGGAAAGAATGCTAGCCAATTTGGAAAGACTTGGAACCGGACAAGCGCCAGAAGATGCGAAAGACCAAACGAAAGGGGGGATATGACAACAAAGGGTGGAGACAGATATATAATGAGATTTTTTGACAATGCAAAAAGCAACGGGGTTGAATATTGCGAGCTATGCGGAAAGACCAAAACAGAAACTTGCGATAACTTGAAAGCGTATGATGCCGGTGATTTGCTTATCTGGTTAGCTGACTTGATTTGCCAGTCTCCACTAGCAGCGGAAATTATTTTAGCAAGGATCAAGTATCCGCAAGCCAAGTTGTCAGACGTTGCCCGAATAATGAAACGAAAGACCGATCATGTTTGCAGTAATGCCCGCAAGCTAGTTAGTCAATATCCCGATTTAGAAAAAATGATTTACTACAGGCCGAATATTTCTAAGGGACAACAGAAGCGTAGAAAAAAGGAACGGGGAAATAAATGAACAAAAACTTTGAACCATCCCCGTTATCTAAGATTTGAAATGTTCCATTTCTCCCCGCTTCTATTGTCTGCTTTATGCCCCTTAGCTGTTCCCTGATTTCATCAATGGCCATGATTTTGAATGAAGACAATTCCCCATCGGGTTTGACATAGCAATAGAAGTAGATATCCCCACGCCCTTGGAGCAACTTTTCAAACTCCGTTTTCTGTATCGTTCCCGCTTTCGTCTTCAACTCATATCTGAGCGATAGGTCTTGCAGACTTTCAAATCTTTGTTTTCTGCATCTAACGGATATTCTCAATCCGCTTTTACTAACTAGGTCCGTTGCTTGTTCCATGTCTTCGGTTTCCGTTGCTAGCCTGATTTCTTCGCCTAATTCATTCTTCAAAATCTCAATTATCTTGTTGTCTTGCATATTGGCCCACCCCCTTGTATGGCTGTAAACTTCGCTGTAATGTCTGCATTTCCTTTCTTGTTTTTCTTTCATACGCAATTCATTCAACAAGAAAATCGGATATTCCTTCTTTTATTTTCAACTATTTTTCTTCCCCTGTTCTATCGCTTCTATGGCCTTATCTAGTTGATTTTCGATTGCTTCTAATGTCTCCCTATTCTTCATATCTGCTACCCCTTCGGATATCTTGGCTAGCAGATACTCCGCTTGTTCTTTCCGAGTCTCAAAAAACCATTTGAAAGCCGGAAGCGGGTTTTGATGAAATGACCGAAGCGGGGAAAAGCGGTGGCAAGACGGGCAAAGACATATCCCGTTTTTCGGATCAAATCGAAGCGGGGAACGGAAGCGGCGGGAAACAATGTGGTGCGCGTCTAGCTTGGCGGCTGGCTTCTGGCATAGCTCGCAAATGCCGCTGGCTTGACCATGAACGGCTAAAGACCACTTCTTGTATAGTCGGCGGTTGATCTTGGCGATTGAGTCTTTACGGGCATTCTGGCGGGGTTGCTGGCCTTTCTTTTGCCCCATTTACTTTGTTGAATTGTCCGCGCTGTTGTCGCTGTTATCGGTGCTGTTGCCTATGTTGACCGTGTTGCCTTGTCCGTTGACGTTGACTTGATTTAGGTCGCCATCGGCAGAACTGTCCCCGCCGCTCCCCTGATTGACGATACTTTCAACCCCCCTATAGGCTCCCCACATCATCAAGGCATCAAGGCCAGCCGCCCCTAGTTGCTTGAATGGCTGTTTACCTAAAGTCTCCAATGCAGACAGATCCACTCCTAGTCCCGCTCCCCCTTCCAACGGCACGGCCTGTATAGCTCCCTTCCCCGCTGCCGCTTTCTTCTCCGAGTCTTTATAAACCAAAACCGAAGCGCAACCGGAGCACGCGAACATGACCGCAACCATTGCAACGGTCATCAATCCAACTTTCCAAAATCTATACATAAATCCTCCCATTTGTTTTCTAGGGTTAAATCCCCCTTCCGTATTATACAAATAATCTGTCAATTTATTTCGCAAAAGAAACTTAATGGCGTGGATCAAGATTGCATTGACGAAAAAATCCCTAGTCACTATGTTTGAAACTATCAACAATGCCGAAGGCGGGAAGATTGCGACTAACTTGCAGTCAGCCGAAGGCCAAAACGAAAGGTAAAGTAAATGAGTAATGCAGCACGGCGGATGGCAAGGGCAAGACTAGGAGCGGCGCTTATGGGAACGGCGCTTATGTCGGATATATCGCGTGGAAATTGGCGCATGTTTCGAGACTATGTAAATCTCGGAAAGCGGATGGCGGGGATAAATGGAATGACTATGACAGTAAGACCGGATGGCAAACCGTATCTACTCCGAAGAATTGGAGCAACGGACAGCTTTGAAAGACTTGCCTAGAATCAAAACGGCTAGGGCTGGCATGACCTACAAATTGACGAAAGCGGCGGGGGGTCATTGGATATCATTCCGCCGCTTTTCAATTGTTTTAGGCTATCCCAAAAGTATTCTAATATCTTCTTTCGTAAACCAAGAAACCGCCATCGAAAGAAACTCCGCATTTGTCTTGATGGTTTCAAGGTATGCAGTCAACGCCTTTTTCAATGCGTCAACGTAATCGGCGGCGGAATACTTTTCAATAATGGCCTTTTGGCTTGCTTCGGATACCCCCGCATTGATGAAGACTGCAAAACAACGTGGCAGCATATATCTAGCCAATGGCCACGCTTTTCCGGTTATTCTTCCGGCTTCCAACTCATACCAAACAACAAGCGCGGAGTCCGAATCAATGACCATGGCGGCTTGCTTCGCTATAATTTCGGCGGCGGGACGGGCAGCAACGGAACCCCCCAAAAAATCGCGGGCATTCTGACTAGTAAATGGTTTCCCAAACTCAATTATATTGGAAGTCTTTAGCCATTTCTCGAAAGAAGAAAACCACGTATCCTTTTTATCTATTCTCGTTTTACGGATAAACTGTTTCTTTGTTTTGTTATCCGAAAACTTTTCTATTACATACAGTTTCATTTGCCTAAACATCTCGTTTCTATCTATTCTATCTTTTGTCCTTTCTGCTGATTCAAAGTCAATCGAATATACTTTGTCACTTGTTGAATACTTCAATCCTATTCTAACTAACAGTCTTTCCCATTCTTTCAACACTTCGGAAGTTGTTATCTTATCTTGTTTATCTTGTTTATCTGTTTGTCCTTTCATTCTGTTTGTCTCCTAATCTGTTCTTACTTATCATCTAACCATTCCAAAAGCGAAGTGTCCAAACCGTCGTGCTGCTCCGGTTTTTCCCCTTCCCCTTCTTCTCCTTCTTTGGCTTCTTTTGGTTCTTCTCCATTCTTATCTATTCTTAAGGTGTGTTCATCTGTTGTTCGGCTGTTGTTCACCTGTTGTTCATCTGTTGTTCGGCTGTTGTTCACCTGTTGTTCATTCTGCTGTTCACTTTTGCAATACTCATCGTAGTAAGTCATTGTAATTATGCGGTTTCTGTTGCTTTTCTGTTGTTCAATCAGGTGTTCACTTTTCTGCATCCACTCCAAAATTCTTGTAATCTTGCTTTCCGAAATTCCGGTTTCCGACGATAATTGCTGTCTACCGGCTGTTCGGCTTCCCCTTGGAATGAGCATGTTTTTACCCCCAAACATTTCTTCACGTGGCTTCCAATTGACTGTCAAAAGTAGATGTATAAACACCCTTGCTTTGTCGGCGTCTTTATACCATCCCTTTTCGAGTATTGAGCGGGGGAGTTTTACAAATCCCCTTTCTGCATTTAGTCCGTTTATCTTTCCTGTTTTGTTTGTTTTGTCTGTCATTCTGTTTATCTCCTATCTTGCAAACATTCTTATTGCATCTTCTTTTGCGTCTTCAAATGCTACTTCTAAGTTGTTTTCCAATAGATTCCGAAAGTCCTTTCGCCCTTCGATTGTACTCATTTGCTTTTCCAAATTGTCGAATTGTAGTTGTGATATCAGCATGCGAGTATAATAGTTGCTTCTCCGTCTTGTTCCGAAAATATGCCTGACTTTCGTATCTAACAGGACTTCCACATACTTTCCGGCATGTCTCAATTGTTCGGAAGCATAGTTTATAAATGTTGTCCAATCGCAACCATCGCAAGGATTATGTAAGTTGCTCGCCTTCCATGTTCCATAAATGTCCACTTCAAATTTGCTTCCTACTTCCGCCCACTCAATCTTTAGTATCTCAATAAGTATTCTCATTTTCCTATCTCCCGAAATGGAAACAGCGCAAACAATAGGTGATAGTGGGTAAGGTAGATTTTGGATTTGCTCCAAGTCTTTTTGTCCCGTCTATTGCTGCGCTGTTATCTGTTTTATTGTCTGTCATTTTATCTACCTTTATTCGGCTATCACGCCTTACATCCATATTATACAAGAAATAAATACTAATTTCCTTTATTCGGATTAAAATAGTTTATTCAACATCTATTCCTAAAAAGTTATTCCACCCTTTCCATTGTTCTGCATACGCCTTTTCCGGTTCGCAAGGCATCCAAACAGATTCACCTTTGATGATTACTTCAAAGCATTCAAACCCATTTATTATTTCCCGCTTCCCCGTTGGCATCATTTCTTTTTGTTTCTTACTCATAATCTTATCTCCTGTTTGTTGTTTCGTATCTTACCCATCATAGCCGCCCATTTCCCAAATGCCATTTTTACTTAATCTGTCCATTTGATTCTATTTTGTATGTCATTATTCCTTCTTTTGAATGAAAATAGTTTCTGACTTAAACGAAAATGGCGGGTGGTTGTTGCCCCATCCGCCATTTATTGCTGAAAAGACCTAGACTAGATATGTGCTGCGCTTATATACTGTCCCCCGCTTGGAGTCTGGCGAGTTATTGACTGTCTAAGGGGATACTTACAGGGGAGTTGATATGTCTAACGATGTATTGATTGAGTCTGTCCAACTGACTGTTGAGCGGAAGACTTTGACAGTCTCATTGATGGAGAATCCCCGTGGTCAATTTGTCCGCATTATCGAAGCAAATGGCCAGCGGCATGACCGGATTACTTTTCCGGCTTCCGGCTTGAAAGACTTGCGGGATACCTTGTCCGCGCTGTTGGATGGTCAACCGGCTACCCCTTGACCGGCTTCCGGCTGGCGAGTCTGGCGCTTGTCTTGGCTGGCGTGGTTGCCCCTGTAGGCTGTCCGGTTCCGGCTGGCTGTCCTAGCCCATTTTGCCAGCTATCGCCTATCGTGGGTCATTCTAGGCTGTCCCCCGTTCCGCTGGCGCATGATCCGGCTTTGACGGAGAAACAGGGGAACGGGGAAGGCTGGCGGCGTGGGTCAAAACGGGGGGCGGGGAAGCGGTCAAGGGGGTCAAGCGGCTACAGAAAAACGTGATAAAAGGGCCGGTTTTGCTTGCGTTTTTCCATTCGAGACACTAGTGTCGTCAATCACGATAAAACATCTTAGTTGATTTCGTTTTTTGGGAGCTACAATGAGTAGATATGATGGCAGCAAGAAACAGAAAGGACAACGATAAATGAACGCAAAAAACATCAAATTTCCTAGGGATAATCGCAAGCGGCTACTAAAAAAGCTTCGCTTTACGCAAACGCCTTTCGAGGGGAAGACGGCGGCGGTATATGTCCGCGTTTCCTCCGATATGGACGTAAAGACGGGCAGCAACGGCGAGACAGAAAAACGCGCAAGCATTACCGTCCAAACAGCCGACGGCATAGCCTACGCTCAAAAAATGGGGTGGTCTTTCAAGGTCTATGATGCTGACTGCAATATCTCCGGTTCCGAAGACATCGGCAACCGCCCCGCCCTTTCGGAACTAGTAAAAGACATTGAAGCGGGCAAGGTTCATACGGTAATTGTTCGGGAACTAAAGCGGCTGTTTCGTTCCGCTTCTAACTGGCAATGGTTCTGCTCAAAGATTTTGATTGCAAACGGGGTCAATTTTAAGTCCCTGTCCGAAAATATCGACATCGGAACAAGTGAAGGCAAGTTGTTGTCTGTAATCATGGGGCAGCTTGGAGAAAATGAGCTAGTCTATACCGCCCACAATTCGATGGCGTCTAAGCAAAACAAGATGGAAGCCGGAACGCTTCGGACAACTCCCCCTTTCGGATATGGAATAATGGAGATTGACGGAGTAAGGAAAGGATATGTCAAAGAAGCAGAAGCCGCCACTATACGGGAACTGTTTGACCGTTGCGCCAGCGGGGACGGATTGCCAAAACTGCTTGCTAGTCTCCACCGAAAAGGCGTCAAAACCAAACACGGCAGTATTCCCGAAGCTACATCGGTTTTACGCTGGCTTAGAAATCCCATGTATAAAGGTCTTTGCCGATGGAACGGGGAAGTGTTCGCAACTCCATATCCTCCCATTGTCTCCGCTGACATTTGGGATAAAGTCCAATTGCTTATCAATAGTCGCGCTGACAAACTTGGAGTTGATAGAAGACTGGCCGCAAACGCCCATCTTCTAACCGGACTCCTCAAATGCGGATACTGTTATGATCGAATCGAAGCGGGAAAGACAGCCGCATACAAGATATATGACAATATGTCCGTTGGCTACAATGCCACGGCAAAGAAAGTAAACGGCAAGCTAGTAACCGGCAAATATTCTAGCTATTGCTGCCAGACTAGATTCAAACACAAGATAGCTTCTTGCCCCGAATCCATTTCCTTGAAAGGTCCGTATATCGAAAGTATTGTAAGGGAGTGGGTGGGCGCAATGGTTGCCAACATTACCGAAAAGAAACATAGTCCGAATGGCAGACTTGCGGAGATAGATAAGGACATTGCCGACATATCAAACAAGATTGAAAGTCTCGAAGCACGCCGCAAGAAAGCTATTGCTATGTATACGGCGGGAACAATCGAAGACAAAGACCTAGCCGACATTACCGCTAGCGTCAAGCGCGAGACTGCCAAGGCGGAAGCATCTATCAAAGACCTACAGGAACAGCGGAACGGTATCAGCAACGGTGAACAAGAAAAGGCGTTGATAGGTCTGGCAAAATGGGACAGTCTTTCAATGTCTGAAAAGAAAGCCGGTCTGGCGACTATCTTTGATCGGTTGCTCGTTTACAAAGACAAGCTAGTCATTGCCTACCGTTGGAATCCTTCGGCTACTTTCTCCGTACCGTTGAAGCACGTCGGGGGAACATTCGGTGGAGCTAGGGGATACGAACTAGATCAAGTGGCAGCTTTGGAGCAACTAACCCGCCCCGCCAGCGGGGGGCTGTCGATGGTTGGCCTAGACGACCTAGACAAGGTAGCTTGAACCCCACGTGGGTCATCCTAGCGGCCCACGTTGGCAAAGCAAAACCCCCGCAAGGTTTGACCCCTGCGGGGGTTTTGGCTGTCTTGGCGGCTGGCCTACTTGGCGTCTTCCCACGTCTTCGCAAGGGCGGCTAGATCGGCCTTTGTCATCCCCGCCTTTTGGAGATAATCCTTTACTCCCTTCTTGGCTGTCTCCTGCGCGGCGGCTTTGGCCTTTCCTACCGCCGTGGCAACTGCTTCAAAGTCTGCCACCGTATAGTCGGGGTATTTGGTCTGCCACGATGCATCATCCTTCGGGTCAAACTTTTTCTTCTCGTTGGCCTTGTTGAACAAGTCGGTGGCTATCGTTTCGGCTTCCGTTGGCGTGGGGTGTTCGCCGTTGTCCTTGCGCGTCAGATTGGACATGACGGCGGATTTGATTTCGTCTTTCGTCTTCTTGTTTGTCCGTATCTGTCCGCTGCGCTTGTAGATGATGCCGTTAAACTTGCATTCACCCTTTGCCAGCTTCGGCTTGGCTGTCCCCGTCTTCTTGTCTGCCATCTTCCGCCGCCTTTCTTCAACCGCCCTTTATTGAGCGTATGCAAGACACTAGCGGGCAATTCCCTTTTGTCAACAAGTGGAAACAATTTTCCCTTTTTTTTATTCGGGATTCGGGGAGATATTCGGGGAACAAACAGACAACAAGACAGGGACTATCTACCAATCAAATCGAATGGCCAGACAATAGAAGATTCTACCGCCCACCCTTTTCAAAACAGGGACAACCCGCAAGCCTTTCAATGTCTTTATCAGACTGTCTAGCTTGCTGTTCATCTATAAAGGCTTTTGGTTCTGCCCTTGTCTAGGTTCATTGTCAAAGATGCAAGGGCGGTTGTTCAATTCCGTCACCAGACTTCCAAGATTCTTAGACAACTCGGAGACTGTTGCAAATTGTTTCCAAGCTAGAAGCATACAAGCACAAGTGACAATCGCTAGAATGTAGACACAAGCTAACAATCCTGATTTTTCAGCCACGGTAACAACGGATTTAGCTATCGCTTCACCCGGTATTCCTATTGCTGCTTCTGCTATTGTTGAAACATTTGCATAAGCTGTAGTTGATGCTACAAACAGTAAGCCGCTAACCAATCCGCAAATAGTTGTTATCCTTTCTTTGGTCCATCTTATCATACTTCCCCCTATTGTCTTGTTGTCTTGTTATACAGGATCACCAGCAATAATGCCGATTGTCTGTAGCATATCAATCAATCCGTTGACTGTTGCTTTGATGCTTTCTATATCTGTTCGCAAAGCGTCTAAGTCGGACTTGATATATCCAACATCGGAGACAAGCGCATTAACGCAAGCAACAGCGTCGGTAAATTCTTGATCCGTTGAAAACCCGTAAGACATGACATAAGCGGAAGTTGGCGCAATGCTTGTAGAAGTTTGCGTTATCCCTGCTGCTGTTACGGCGGCATTTTCGGTTGATGTAGTTGCAAAGGTTTGCGTAAAGGCGGCGGGTTGCGTTGTCGGAGTAGTTCCCCAAAATCCTAGCTTCTGGCTTGCGCTTGTTCCGATTTGGCTTCCGGTTGTTTCCCCCACGGAGATATTCCCCCCGTCTGCTATCTTCAAGTTTGTTCCGGCTTCAAGATCGGCGTTGAATGTCCACGCATTGTTCATCCCGACATATCCGAAGTTATAGGTTCCGGTTGAATCGTAATAGGTATCTTGGTGGTTGTAGTCTTTGACTTCCACGCTTGCTGTCCCGCTTCCAATCTTGACCACTCCGGTATCAATCCATATATCGCCGTCTGCTGGGCTTGCTGGAACGCCAGAAACTAAGCGCGGGGAAGATCCTACTTTCAAAGAAGCGGCTAGGGCGTTTGTCCCTGCTCCAAATTGGACGGCACCGGCGGCGCTTGCTATGGCGCTTGTTCCGATTGCTACTGCATCCGCTTCGCTTGCTACTGCATCCGTACCCACGTTGATTGCTCCGGCCAATACTCCCGTGCTTCCGCCTTCGGCAACCATCGTATCTATCAACGTTTCGAACTGTCCCTGACTTGGTATATCACCAGTCTCAAAATATCCCTTAAGGGTTGTCTTATCTGTCATTTTCTTTTCTCCTATACAATCGTGAATTCTGTTCCTATCTTGTCAAAGTCAATACCCATCATTCGATAATGAGCAACAACGGGAGTTGCACCGGGATCAACTGTAATGTCTGCGCTTCCGCTGATTGTCCCTGTAAAACTCATTGGCCATGGCGCACCACTTTCGGATACAATAGTTATCCCGCTTCCGATTTCGTTTGTCTCGTTATCATCATCATAGACTTTTACAACAAGGCTCATATTTCCACCCTCATGCGTTTGGGAATATGATTCAATCCAAATATCTCCGTTTGATGCAATGGTTTTCCAATTGAAAGCGGGGTCAATCGCAACGTTTGTAATAGTAGTATTGTCCCCGTCAACATATACAAAGTTTTCGGTTCCATACCATCCGCTAGAAGACATTGACGATTCACTATAGTCTTCGCTTGATGAACTGCTAGAAGATGAAGACGATTCGGTTGATGAAGACTCCGAAGAATCCGAAGACAACGAACTAGACGAACTAGAATCAATCGAAGACGTGGAACTAGACGAAGACGAAGAAACCGCCATTCCATAGGCTATGTAAACTTCGTAAGACATGTGGCCCCCCGCTGTCCAACGAAAGATATTCAAAGCTGTTCCATTTACTCCGCTTCCGTTCAATTCGGTAATTGGCAACGTATCCCCTTCAAGATGCCCGCTTCCGCTTGTTGTAAATTCGGCTATGTTTTCGTGTTGCGGATTGCGAATGTAGACTGGCCATCCTGCCTGAGACACCGCCCTGTAGACTTCAAGGTTTCCGTTTGTTGTCATGCCGTCTTTCACTCCGGTCAAATACAAATCCCAATTGGCTATTGACCATAAATCATTCATTGCCATTGAAGATGAAGACGATGAAGAATCAACAGACGAAGACGAAGACATTGACGATTCACTATAGTCTTCGCTTGATGATGACGAACTAGAAGAAGAATCAATAGACGAAGACGAAGACGTTGACGAAAAGGCATACTCGGTGTCTACATCTTCAATCAAAAGATATTCAAGGCTTCCGATGCTCGCGCTTCTTACTACGCAATCGGCAATGTCGTAATCAGGATCAAATCTGAAAAGCTGATATTCGCCAGCATACAAGACAAGCGAAACGGTTGATCCGGCATCAAAGGAAACATCAACGCTTGTTTGTCCAACGTTGCGGAGATAGCAAAGACCTAGCTTGTAAATATCTCCCTTGCTCAAAGACTGCCAGCTTGCGTCTAGCTGTAGGATTTCGTTTCTATACGTTGATCCGTTCCAATCTTCCGCAAACTGTTCGGGCATGACGGAGACTTTTTGATATCCCTTTTCTGCATTGATCCACGTTGACAATTGTATTTCGTTTGCCATCCCTTCCCCTTATTTCGAGAAAACTAGATATTCTATTTCGGTTGATGTATCGGCTTTCACTTGGCAATCGGCTATGTCGTAGCTTTCGGCAAAACGCCACGTTGAATACTCGCCAGCTAAAAGCGAATGAGTTGTTGTCACGCCGCCATCGAAAGAAATGCTGGCAACGTTTGCGCCAACATTTCTTATCCAACAAAGTCCTAAAGTTGCCATATCGTCGGCTTTCTTCAACGGTTCAAAGCTGCTTCCGATTGATTGAGTGGTTGTCAGTAGTTGCCCGTTGTCCCAATCTATCGTGATTGTTTCGGGAGCACGGGACACTTGCTGATATCCTTTTGTCGCGCTAATGAACATATTTAATGTAATTTCGTCTGCCATAAATGTTGTCTCCTATCCTATCTATTGAAGTCTTATCCCCTTTGTTATTGATTGGTAAAATCCCATTTGTTGATTATGTATGCGTTATGATCTGTAAGCATTCCCCACCCCAAAACTTCATCAACATTCCCCCACGCTACCGTATATCCGCAAGCATCAACCGGAGGAATAGAAACGGTCAAAACATCGGTTGCCGTATTGGAGACAATCAAACTTGTTTCGTCTTCTGTAAGATCAAACCCTTGACCATTGAAAACGTTTGTCAAAGAAGGCGCACCGGCTACGCTTGGCTTGATGTAAACGTCAACGTCTTTGGAAAGTAGTAGACGATATTCATAAGACAAGTCATGTCTGTTGACTCCCGATGTTGCGGTATATGCCCCTTCCTCCCCTTCGATATATGAAAAGATTTGGGGGTAATATCCCCATTCGGTTGAGCTGGCGCAATTGCTGGCAAGGTTGGCGCTTATCGCTTCCCCTGTTGTTTCGCCTTCCCCGTAATGCGTAGCTATCAAAACGGGAGTTGTTGGCTTTACGGTCAAAGTCCATCGCAAGGCGGCTAGGGCGTTCTGTAGGTCATCAAAAACCCATGGGCCTATAATGTCCCCTGCTTCCATTGGTCCGTGGCTGTAGGCTGTATCAGCGGGGTTTGTCCAATCGGTGGGCCAGTCAGTAGCACGGCGGTATCCGTCAACGTGTAACCCCGCCGCAACTCGAAAACTGGCTAAATCATACTTCGGGATTTCCTGTCCGTTGAATCCCCCGTCAATAGCTTGCGTGTAATCTATGAAATAATGGTAATGCATCAACCAGCCAGGATAAACGGTAATGGGGACTTTCTCCAAATGTTCGGTTATTGCTAGGCTTTCTATTTCGCTTTGGAGATATGCAAAGAATTGATAGTTTGCGATATCTTCCCCGCCGGTCAATTCCCATTCCCCCAAATTCTTTTGCAGCAAAGACCACGCCCATAAATCCTTGTATTGTTCAACGGTTGGATAAGGTTGATAGTAGACGGGCAATCGCGTTCTAATCGTTGTTGCGTAATCGTATTTTGTCCTAACAGCCGTAAAGCGTTGATGAAAAGCTAAGATGATTTCGTTTAGAAAATCCGTATTGCTCCAATCATGTTCTATGTCTTCAAGGTTTGTAAATGCTGTCATGTTTCTATTCTGCTATTCCGTTGCTGGTTTATGCGCCCTTACAAAGTCCCATGTCGGATACAGCGTTGACGGGTTCGGGGTTGCTTGGTTTTCATCACCAATGGGGACTATCTCAAAAACGCTTGATGTTGTATTTGCTGCCCATTCGCGCAAGACAATTGCCTTATACAATTCCTTGTCGCCTAATGGATTTTGATTCTTCCCGACTATCGGCTTTATCGTTGCCCCTTTTACTCCAATAGATACCTTGGCTTTGGCTGTCGAAATCGGAGTAATCGAAACAACGTAATCAACTAACTCATTGACCGCTTTGACCACTTCCCCTATTCGGCTAATTTTTCTTGGCTTTTGCATTATGGGGTTCCTGTTGCTAAACTTCCGTAAAGTCTTTTACTCCATTTTTCCGCCCCTAGCCATTCTTGCACGATCTGGTATTTCTTTCCCGTCCATGAAATGCTTGGCGGAATCGTCAACATCTCATAGTCATCGGGGACATAAAAGGAAACGTCTTTCGGAAGCTTTATTGTGCTTGCCTTTACAACGGTTCCCGCCCCTGCTACTGCTTTCTTGATTTGGCTTTTCTTGGTGACGTAAATTGTCTTTTTGACATTTACCGTAAACGTCAAGTAATCGTCGGTCCCTTTTAGCTTCAAGTCCCTATAGTCATTCCACGGCTGTTCATAATCTGTAGACGCCGAAACCCTGTTTTCTATGTCGTTTTGTATCTGTTCAAATTTTGCCGATGCTCCGGTGATATCAAAATCGGGGTGGGATTCTATCGGCTTGCTTACTTGTTCGGTCTGCAATTCCCATACTGCAAGCGTTTCCGCCTCATTGTCTTTTTGCGCTTGGTTGTCGGTATCATTTGCGCCAAAGCTAGAAGTAACCGTGCAAGGAATTCTTTTATCTATCGTGACGTTTGTACATTGCCCTAGATTTTCTTGAATCTTTAGTTGATTGTATTTTATCTCCGCTAAAGCCTTTGGCCCTTGCCACGTTCTGGTTATGATTTCGCCCTTTACCGAATCAAACGTTATTGTTTGCGGCTGTTCGGTCAACTGATTCTTTCCAAGAATTTGCATTATGTCTCCCCCTGTAGATTGGCATTTACCTTTTTCAATTCGGCCAGATACTCCGCTTGAATTTCTTTTGTCTTTTCCATGATCTTGATTTGCCTTTCAAAAACTCCGGTATCTTTTTGCGTTTGTCTCCCGACGTATCGCCCATATTGAGCAAGTGAGTCGGTTGCCCTAATCTGTCCGAATCCAATCTTTTGCGCTTCTGTCATTTGCTCGTTTCGCCTTTCGAGTAATTGCGCTTTCTTGTCTTCTATCTTTTCAATTCTATTGGCTTCTTTTTCTGCCAGTTTCTCCGCGTCACTTGCTGCTTTTTCTTCCGCTTTCTTTTTCTCGTTGGCGGCTTTTTCGGTATCACTTGCAACTTGCTTTTCTATCTTGGCTTTTTCTTCGGCGGCTGTTTTTTCGGCTAACAGCTTGGCGCGGTTTGCTGCTTCATCTTTTCGTTTCTTGATTGCTGCTTCGCGGTCTTTCTTCCGTTCCGCCCTTTCGGCTTCCACCCCTATCTTCCCTTCGGATTGCTGCTTGCTGGCTTCATCCCATCCAACCCCGCTAACAGCTCCCCAAAATGCGGCGGCGTCTGTCACCTTGTCTGCCATCCATCCAAGCAACTCCGTTGCCCCTGTCTGTATCCTTCCCTTGACTTCATCTATGCTATCGCCCATGTCGTCTAGCTTGGCGATTACATCGGCGTCTATGACTTGTCCCGCTGCTTTGGCGCTGTCTATCAATCCCCCCATCCCCTTATCTGCCAACTCGCCAAGCATTCCCGACAACTGTTTTGCAGCGTCTTTGCCAAAAATCGTGTTTAGGTCATCAAAAGACGTTGCGGAGTTTTTGCTTCCCGCCGCTATCTTTTCCAATAGTTCGGGCAACTCCATTCCAACGGCGTCTTTTTGGGATATGCCTAATCGTTCAAATGCTTCCGCCATTGCTCCATTGCCATTCAACACGGATTCCTGCGAGTCTTTGAGTTTGGCTAACTTGCTTTCTACAAAGCCGGAATCCGCCCCATACTTTCTTGCGGTTGCTGAAAGGCTTTGCATTTCATCGGTGCTTACTCCGGTGCTGTCTGCGAAGTCTTGAAGCTTGCCAGCGTTATCAACTAGTTCCTTTCCGAAACTTACAATAGCGCCAGCCGCAAATGCTCCACCGATCATGCCGCCTAGCTGTTTGATTTGCCCGCTTCCAAGACTTTGCACGGATTGCTTTATGCCCGTTATGCCCGCTTGAAATTCCTTCCCGTCTAGTGTTGCTTTGGTTTTTATCTGCGCTGTAGCTACCATAGATTATTCCTCATTCATCTCCGCTTGTTCGGTTTGTTCCCTTTCTTCGGTTGCTTCGGTTTGTTCGGTTTGTTCGTTTGCTTCAAGAAATTCAATCGCCCCTTCGGACAATAAAGACTTGTCCCCGCCCAAAATCTCCCAGTCAATGCAAGCCGTGTAATAGGTAATCGCTTTGGGCAAAGGCATATCATAAATTTCCTTTTCGCTAAATTTGCCTAGCAGTTTCCACGCAAGCTTTACTTGCCAAGGGATTCTTTGTTCCGCTGTAATCGTTTCGGGGGTTCGCCTTGGAAAGACAGAATAGAAGCCTATATATGCTTGGAATATTTCCAACTCCCTTTGATACTCAAAAGGCTTAGGCTGTTTTTCCGATGATATATTGTCAGCTCCAAGCCTTCCCCATTCGGCAACCATCACGGCGAATTGGTTTTGGTTTTCGAGTAGATAGATATTTTCCTCGAAAGACTTTGAGCAAATGAAACTAGCCAAGACTAAATCATCTAGGACAATCTTCCCGCCATGGATGAAAGGCGATTCCAACATATCCAACAGAAAGCAATGACCCAAAGAAAACGGAAGTAATTGTCTCCCGTAAATCTTCGGACATACTTTCAAAAAGGCATTGATATAGGCTTGCTGCATTCATCCCCCAAAATCAACTTATGTATATGTCATGCTCGTTTCTTTGATTCCGGTAACGTCTAGCTTGCTAATTCCCCGTTCATAAGAAACGGAAGACGCTTCAACCATATACGATACGGAATCAATAGATATAGCTGCCCCGATGATTGGCGGTGTAAGGCTTCCGGTGCTTTTGATAAGCGCGGAAAATGTAATCTTTTCGGCGGGGTCGGAAATAATCTTTGTTATCGTTTCGGAATCCTCCCCTTTGATTACATCCACTTGCGCTTGCGGTTCAATCTTTACGCCTTCCATTGAATAGCCGGTATAAACTTTGCCAGCAAATCCAACCTTAAAAGCTGTTCCTTTCTGTACTACTGAAGTTGTCATTTTCTTTTCTCCTATTTCATTTCTACATATAGATACCCCGTTTGATTTTCAACACGGCTTGCATCTTCTATATTTCGTTTTCTTCCACCTGCATCAATTCGATATGCGTTTATATTGCTACTCGCATTATTCACTTTCTCCAAAAAATCATTCCTAAAGAATTCATCCGCCGCGTTTCCCATCAACTCCGCTGCATCTTCCCTGCTCGTTTCATTTACAGACGTTCTTACTTCTAGCGTCACCTTTGCTTTCCAATTGCCCGTATTAATTTCTAGGTTTTCTCCGTCGGGTTCGCATTCATCAACCAAAACGAAAAGCGCGGGTTGTTCAATTCCATCACTTCCAAATCCCGCTTGTATCGTCACGCTTGAAAAGACGTTGTTTGCTTCAAAGATTTCGACTAAAGCGTTTTCAATTTCAATCTCCGGTTTATGTGTTGCTGTTATTTCGCCCCATGCTTTTGATTGAGTAAGCCTAGTTTCCTTTCTATGTATTTTTCCATGTCGGCTATCGTTGACCTTATCCCTTTTTGTAATGCCACGTTTAGAATTGTTTCTGTTCTTTTGGCTGTCTCGCCTTTACGTTTCTTGTAATCGTATTTGACGCCAGCTTCCGCGCTTGCGTTTGAATCGGTGGCCTTGTTGAAATATGGGACCATCCCCGCAAATGATTTTCCGCTGGCCGTTCCTGCTACCGCTTTGCTCATTGAAACGAAAAACGCTTTGACGAAAGAAACGGCGGATTGTCTTTTGCGTAGTTGTTTCACTGCTATCGCCTTTGCATCTTTCTTTTTTATGTCTGGCGATTTCCTTTTGATTCTCCAAGCTAACCACCAAACTAAATCTGTCTCATTCTTCAAAGATGTTATCGCCCCTTTGTTTGCCACCCTCGAATTTTTCACGCCTTGAATTGCCAAGTTTCGACATTGCCTATTGCATACTTCCGCAAATTCTTTCTTTGAAGCGGCGGCGTATGCGACTAACGCTTGATTGAATTCCTTTAGATCAACTGTTATCCCATTTGCCATTTATCTAATGTCCCCTGTCAAAGAAACTATCCACTCGTTTTCGTCGGGAGTAATCGCCACCTTTGCTATCCGGTAATTCTTCCCTGATATTCCAACTAACTTTCCTTCGATTGGTTCGCTTGGCATATCGGCAATGGCCACGTGTAAGACTGCATCCGCTTCCGGCATGAATCCTTCCGCCTCATTTTTTCCACCCCTTACAATGTCGGTAATGGCTACGCTGTAGACGTTGCCAAGGTATGTAATGGACGCGGGCAATTCATCTATTGCGAATTTCAAATCGTCGGCAAGTATGCTTTTCAAACTCAATTTCTTTATGTCCTTATGAAAAAGGCGGGACGGGTTTTTTCCGTCCCGCCTTTCGGGTTTACTAACGTTTAGCTTATGCAGTCTTCAAACGGATCAAAGCACCGGCAACGGCTTTTTCTACGCCGAACATGCACTCAACAGTTATTGTATTTCTGCGAGTTTCAGGTGAATAAAAGCCAGCAACTGTCAATACAAGGCCGGTTTCGGGATCTTGCACGACTTCATACATGGTCATTTTATCGGGGGAGCTGCAAAGGGTAGGTCTAGCGCATACGACAAGGGCCGAAGGGGTAGCGCAAAAGCCTACTAAGTATTCGGAGTTGTCTGGTAATGCGGAGTCTTCGATTGTATCGAATCCGGCGATATTACCTAAACTGTTTGCTTCGATTACGCCGTTTCTTACAGGGTCGGAAACCTTGTCATCTATTCTTAGATATCCGGCATAGGTGGAATTTAGAATCATGCAATTTTCTTCGGTATCAAATCCTAGAACGTTTGCGGCGGGTCTAATTACACCGGCAACGGTATCGTAGCTAAAAGCGTTTGATACTAATTGCGAGTTGCTAAAGTTTGAAGCTGTCATCTTGGCATATGTCAAGGCAAGTAGTTTTGAACCAAGGGCGTTTACTTTCTTTGCGATAATCTTGTCATGGGTATCTGTTATCTTCCCTGCTTCCATTCCTGCTAACTCAAAGTCATCAAGATAAAAGCCGGTGCCGTATTCGACCATTGTCACGTTAACGGCGGTTGTAGTTGTTGAACCGGAAACGTTGGCGTTGCTTCTATCGTTGGAATAATCGGCTAAAGCTACAGCGGCACCAGAAGCCGGAACAACGCGGGTGGATAATATTCCGCCCTTGAATGCTTCGGTTGAAAAGTCGGTTGTAAACTTGCCAAGTATCGGTGCTAATTTGATGTTCAATGCTTTTAGAGCAGTTGATGCAATGACTGTTGAAGTCATGTTTAATGTATTACTCATTCTATCTATCTCCTATTTGTTTTCCTTCCTTTCTGGCTTTTCGCCTTTAGGTTTTTCTTTCTTCCAATCTTTCTAACTTTCTATCCTTACAATCCGCTTGAAGATGACGAACTAGATTCGCTTGATATTTCGGAGCTGTCGCTTGAAGACGATTCCGAAAAGTCTTCACTTGAAGATGACGAACTAGACGTGCTTGACGAACTAGAAGACATTACAACTCCGTCGGTATCCTCATTCATCGCATCAATTATTGCGTCTGCTTTGTCTGCTAGCTTTTTCAATCCGTGGTTTGTCAAATCGCTTGATGTAATTGCGGTAAATCCCGAATCAATATTTGCAACAATTTGATTGAGTCTATATCGTATTTGGGATGGTCTTTGTATTGTCTCGTATTCTGTCCCATCGGCAGCGTTTACGGCTTCAATCAAAGCGTTTAGTTTTGCGATGATTGCGTCTTTGTCGTATTTGTTTACGGTTCCTATATTTTCTAATGTCATGCTTTACCCTTGTTTCAAAATGTATTTACGATAGAAACTCATTCTTTCCTTTGGATCTTGAATAGCTTTCATCTTGCCGTGTAATTCCTGTATGTCTTCAACCTTGCTATCGCCAGCGGATAAAGCCTTTGACTCGCCAACAATTGCGGCATCAACAAAGGCGGGATTACCAAGGGCTAACTTTGCTTTCTGTAATTCTTGTTCTAATGCCTTTGTTCTTTCGGATAATGTCTGTAGTTGTTCGGATGCTTCTTTCTGTTGTTTTTCCCATTCAATCTTTGCGGTATCAAATGCGGCTTTGACTTCGGTGGCGTCGGCTATTGCCTTTGTCTCGTTTGTCTTTAGCTGTTCAATCCCTGTAGATAGCTCGCCAACCTTTGCGGCTAGTTCCCCATTTTCTGTAATGGCCTTTTCTAACTTGTCTTTCATCAACATAATTCTTGTCTCCTATATCTATTGCAATCTTGTCCCCTATCCCGCTAGTTGTATCAACTCGCCAAGATAAGTAATCACTTCATCTAAAGACTTGTTGCTGTCTATCAATCCGTTTTCTACTGCTTCAAATCCATAAAAGCATTGGCCTTGCATTGTCTCCGGTTCAACCTTTCTTGAAGCCAAAACGGTTTCCTTGAATTTGTTTGAAATAGCATCCACACCCTTTTGCCAATCGGTTTTTTGTTCATCGGTCAAGGTGGTTCCGTCAACGCCAGCGGCTTTGTATTTACCATCCGCAAAGACTTGCATTTTGAAACCATTCATTTTGTATGCTTCGGAAGAATCAAGCCACATCATGTATGCGCCAATTGATCCGACAACCGCGCTTTGGGAAGCAAAGATTTCTTCCGCCCCGCATGCAATCCAATAGGCGGCGCTACACATTTCGCTGTCAGTAAAGGCCACCAAAGGCTTTACAGCGGCAGCTTGCTTGACTATCGAAGCTAGTTCGGGGGTTCCCACGACCATGCCGCCAGGCGAGTCTAGGCATAGAAGAATGCCCTTTACGCTTTCATCGGCTAACGCCTTGGTTATCTCGTTGCCAATCTCAATACAGTCAACCGCACCGCATAGCTTTTCCATAAGGGATAGATGTTGCCCGATGATTCCGACAACATTGATTTTCATTATCTCCCCTATCCTTTCGGAAATGGGTGGAGCAACTAACAAATCAATTGCGTCTTGGCTGTCTTGGCTGTCTCCGTCATCTTCCATTGCTTTTCTTTCGGCATGCTTTAAGGCTAGGTCTAAACAAGTCCGGTGCATTGCGGGGGTCATTAACCACGGTTCACTTGTCAACTTTTTCAATATATGTATGTCTCGCATTATTTGCCCCCGCTTGATGTTTCGTTTTGCTGTTGTTTAATTTGCTCATTTGAGTACGTGCCAGGCGCTTGCGAAACAATCAATTCCCTAAAACTCAAATTGGTTCCGTGCTTGTCGTTGATTTCTTTTGCCTTGGTAATCGCATACTCAATTTCGCTTGTCTTTTCGTCTAAGACTTCCTGATATTCTCGCCCACGTTTCAAACAGATTTCCGACAAGGATTTAACGCCCATGTTGTAATCAAGTTGATTTCCCGCCGCTTCGCTTTGGGGGTCAATCCAATCTAAGCCGGAAGGAATAAAGGTTGTCCAATACCACTCGGATTCATCGTTGCTATCTTTCGGTGCTGGCGGTAATTCATTATCTTTTACAGCCTTTGCAATTCTCCAATTCCATAAGCGTTGAAGTAGATTCGATGTAATCAATTTCTGATATCGTTGTATTGTTTTGCTTGCCATTGTCAAAGCCGCCTTACTTGACGAGAAAGACGTGTTTTCAAAATCCAACATTAAGACTTGGTAAGGGATGGACATAGCCGCCCCTATTTCTTTCAAAATGATTTCATTGAAGTTTTTATATTCTGCATTTGGCGTCTTGCTCGCAAGGGATTCCATCCGGTCCCCTTTTGGCAGATACCACATTTGCCCTTCCGCATTTGTTTCTATACTGATTTCGTTTTCTTCTATCCCGTCTTCATCGGCGTCGCGGGGAATTGTTCGCATTGCCCCCGCGCCAACCTTATCGGAATAGATGGCCCATGCCTTGAAACTATCAAGTTTACTTTTCATCAACGTGGCATCGGCAAATTCTTTCTTGTCGCGCAGGGTTGAAACAACGCTTGCGAGAATGGGAACGCCCCTTAGTTGGTCAACCCTATCGGGATTTACAAAATGCAAAACGTTTGAAGCGGCTACGGAAGTATAAGAAGATGTATCGGGATATCCGTTGTCCATCCTATCGCAAATGTAATAGGCGGCGGGGATTCCCCCTTTTGCAATCCGTATCCCTTGAATCACTTTCGTATCGGAAGCAAAGTCTTTAGGGGTTTGTATTCTTTGGCTTTCAATTGGTTGTATTTGTCCATTGGATAAGAAGACAAAGAAACATTCTCCATCGGTAAACAAAGACTTTATTGCGAGTCTTTGAATCTGCCATAGCTTCAAACGCTGGCGATAATCACAAACGTTTTCCCATTCCTCGAAATAGTCTTCCGCCTGTTCATTCCATTTGTAGTTTTCGGTTTTTGCTTGAATCTGTATTCCGTTGCCAACCACAAAATCAGCAAACCGATCTAACAACCCGTAAACAATCCCGTAGTTTCGTCTTAGATCTGCAATCTCCAAATGCAAGCGGCTTCTATCCCATTGTCCTAAAGCGTTTTCTTCATCGGTGTTTTTTGACTTACCGGAGAAGGCCGCGTGGTTTCTTTTGCGGCTATCGGTTGCGCCATCGTATGCGCCAGCCTTTACGGCATTGTGTTTGAAGACGGATAAAGCTTGTCTATCTAGCTCCCTTTGTAATGCCCATTTAGGCGATATCTTTTCGAGTAATCCCATATTGTTTTAGTAGCTCCTAACGTCTGCCAATGTAACGCAACCATAAGTTTCCTTTGTCGCTTGGCTTCGGATTGTCTGCTCAATCTCAATCAATTCTTTAAGGTTGTGGTAAGTAAACTGTCTGCCGGAAAATGAGTATGATGATATTTTGCCTAATGATATTTCATAGATTCTTTCTAGCAATTCATCGGCAATTTGCGTGTATGTATGCGCCATTATATTTGTCTCCTATCTATTGCAATCTTGTCCCCTGTCTTTTCAACTAAAGAAGCCGTTTTGTAATGCGACTAGGGATTGATAGCATTCACAATCCCAAAGGTGATTATCTGCATTTGCGTTCTTTAGTTTCCATCTTCCGGCAATCTTTGTTTCGGAAGTCACTTGTTTGACATACTCCATTTCAATTCCTTTATAGACATACCATTTGCGTTTTCCCTTCCCGCCCATCAAATCAAAAGTCATGTTCTTTATGGTTGTTGAATTGAACAGAATAAGCGGGATTGATTCCCCGTCGGTTTGTTTGCGTTTACCCTCGAAAGGATTGATTGACGAAACTATAAAGGGGTGGTCCTTGATTTCTTTTCCGACGATTGCAACAAAGCCTTGAAACGCTAAGCATGCTTCATAAACTTCCGCCTGTCTTTCGGCATAAGCGGAATCAATATAGACTCGCAACGCTTCTAATCGTTTTGCTATCTCGAAAACGTCTTGCCACGTCCATGCTATCCCCCATTCAATCAAGGCCGAATCCCCGCCCTTTATCCAATTTCTTGCTAACCAGAAAACGTGGTCTTTTTGAACGTCAACGGTGATGTAGACAACGGCCTTTCTGTCTTTGTAGAAATCCGCAAAGGTTTGTTTATTCGGGGAGTCTGTCTTTAGGAATCCGATTGCCTTAGACACTTGGCAAGGGAACCAAAAGGAAAGGATGGAATTACAACAGATATTTAGAAACGCATTACTTCCGCCGATAGATCAAAGCATATGGGAATGGGCAGACAACAACATAATCCTTGGCGCAAGACAGCCGACAAATTGGAAAGGAAAATATAGGTCCGGTCTTACTCCGTATGTCCGTGGAATCTTTGACGCGATACAAGATCCGCTGGTAAGACAAGTCACGATAAGCAAGGGCGCGCAACTAGGTCTTACCCTTACTCTTTACATATCGGCCCTATACTGGGCATGCAATGACCCCGCCCCCGCATTGTTTGTAATGCCTTCCGAGTCCCTTGCCCGTTCCGCTTCCGAATCCCGTTTGATGCCCTTGATTTTGGATTCGCCAACGGTAGCCGCCGAATTGGTTGACGATGGGGATTCATTCAAAAAACTAGAATACTCGTTTCGTAAAATGTCATTGCGGTGGGTGGGTAGCAACTCGCCAAGCCAGTTAGCCGCAAGACCTATCCGCTATCTTGTCTTAGATGAATGCGACAAATACCCCATTGATTTGAAGTCAGAAGCTAGCCCTATATCCCTAGCAATTCAAAGGACAAAGACTTTCTACAATCGCAAGGTTGTCATCATGTCCACCCCGACAACGGAAGATAATTACATTTGGACAAACTATGTAAATGGGGATTGTCGAAAGTATTTTCTTCCTTGTCCAAAATGCGGAACGTTCCAAGCGTTGACGTTTCATCAAATCAAATTCGATACAGCGTTGACCGATTTGGAAGCCGCCGCAAATGCCTATTATGAATGCGAGTTTGAAGACTGCAAACATAGGTGG